AAAAGATCGAGAAGCATAGCAATGCTCCCGTCACAAAGCCTAAGGTGGAACGCGGTAGGGTCCTTTTGGATGTGCCAACAGTGCTCCAATCTTCTAACCCCCAGATTTTCGACAACGTTTACGCGAATAGCTACAAGCTGAGTGTCTTGGACGCTGGTGATAAGAAGGCCGATATTTTGGGCCAGGTGACCTTCATCGAGGGTGCACTTGCTGTGATGCCTAAACACTTTACAACTGTCGTCAATGGCATGCTTGTCAGTGGGAAGGTAAAAGATGACACTCTACTGGAGTTGCGTAGCGCCGTCAACGCGGAGTTCCGCATTGTCTATTCGGTGAAGAAATTCCTTGGTTTCCGGCGTTATAACGTGCCTGATACTGAGGTGGAGTTTGTGGAGATGACCGTCACGAATGCGCATCGTTCCATCATCAAGAACATGTGCCAAAATGGCGATCTGACTGGCATAATTAACCGTCCTGTGCGGTTGGATTTGTGCCAAGTGTCGAGTGGTGGAAAGTTTGTTGCTCAAAACACGCGTGAGGTGCGTGTAGCACAAACTTGCGGTTATAAGCCGGGTGCTTGGAGCGATGGTACACCGCTGGGCCCTGTGTTCAGCTATCCCATTTCTACTGAAAGAGGAGAATGTGGTGCACCTCTGTGCGCTCAGGACAATAACATGTTTCTTGGGCGCGCTTGGTGTGGTTTTCATGTTGGAGCAGAGATCCACTGCAAGGTCGGTTATGCAGCCGTAGTCACTCGTGAGATGGCTGAGGCTGCCAGGAAAGCATTCGGTACGATTTCAGACAACTTCTTCGAGGACATGGAGTCTCGTGGTGTGGTCCTTCAGTCGACCGATGTTTTGCCTTTCAAGGAGTCTGGTTCTTTTCTGCCAATGTACCGTGTGGAGAAGGGAGCCGTTATTTCACCTAAGTCTGCGCTCTATCGGACTTTTCTTTATGGCCGCATGGGTGAGCACAAGCTGAGTCCGGCTCCACTTAGCCCCGTTTTTCGTAACGGTGAGCTAGTGTATCCGATGGACAATGCTGTCAAGCCATATGCGTCGCCCGTGTATGTCTATGAGCAAGACTTCCTTCCCCAAGCCGTTCACGTGGCGATGAAGAAGCTGACTGAATTGACTTTTAACAGCGAACGCCGCGTGTATACGTTCGAGGAGGCAGTGATGGGCATTCCTGAGCGTAAGTTCAGGTCTATACCCCGGAAGACGAGTCCGGGTTATCCCTATGTGCTTACCCACAAAAATGGTAAGAAAGACTTCTTTGGAGTAGAGGAGAAGATGACTGTTACGTCTGAAGAAGCATTGGCTTTGCGTGACAGAGTGCAGCTTGTTGAAGCGAAAGCGCTTGATGGTGTTCGTTGTGGGCACCTTTTTATGGAGTTCCTTAAGGATGAATTGCGTTCGCCTGCCAAGGTTGATGCCGTCGCTACTAGGCTCATTTCTTGTGCTCCTCTCGACTACACGGTTGTTTGGAGGCAATACTTTGGTGCTTTTAGCAGCGAGGTTATGCACTTCAATGTGCGCTGTGGTATGGCGCCTGGTGTGTGCGTCTATTCTGACTTCAATGCCCTTGCTGATTTGCTGTCCGTAAAGGGTAAGCAGTGCTTTGATGGAGATTTCAAGGCTTTTGACTCGTCGGAGCAGCCTTGTATTCTGAATCTCATCTTGGATTATATCAATGAGTGGTATGATGATGGTGAGGATAACAAACGCGTTAGGCGTGTGCTTTGGCTTGATCTTGTGCATTCGAGGCACATTGGAGGTCGTGGTTTTGACCAGACACACGTTTTTCAGTGGAATAAGTCGCTACCCAGCGGCCACCCCTTTACAACGATTGTCAACTCCATGTATTCGCTTATTGTTCTTGTGGCTGCTTACATCATTGCCACTGGTGACAAGAAGGGATTTTGGGACCACGTCAGCGCTGTGACTTATGGTGATGACAATGTGGCCAATGTGACTGATGCGGTGGCTTTGCTGTACAACCAGCATAGCGTATCGTCGATTCTGTGGGACAGCTTTGGGCTGGTCTACACAGCTGGGGATAAGGGTGCTTCCGCCCCCCCAACAAAACCTTTGGAGGAACTAACTTTCCTGAAGCGTGGGTTCCGCTTTGAGAGAGGCTGGTGGTGCTGTCCTTTGGAGCTTGAGAGCTTCTTGTACAGTCACTACTGGTGCGCTAACAAGCGCTTGGAGTCGAATATTGTTGTTGACAATTTGGAGAATGCTCTTTGTGAGCTGTCTCTTCATGAGCCCAAGGAGTGGGACGTTTACGCTCCGAGATTGGTCGAGTGCCTTCGGCTGTGTGGTAAGACTACACGACTGTCGTGCAACCGAAGCCTTTACCAGGCTGAGGTTAAGGCTCGGATCGATAACTGGTACTGAGACGACAAATACGCCCGCACACACTGTA